CAACACAAACAGTAAGTGGTACAGATAATGGCTATGGCCTTTACCAAATGCTTACAATAGATGGTTCTAGTAATATTACTATTAAAGAAGGTACTGCAAGAGTTAAGACTTTCTTTGTAGGTGCTGACAGTCTTGATGATGTCTATGTAATACCAGATAAGTCTATTGATACTGAGACAGCTGTTATAAAAGTATTTGAATCACCATCTGATACTGCCTTTACTTCTTATATCAATATTAATAAAGCAACACAGATTGACGAGAACTCCCGTTTGTATATTATGAAAGAAGCACCAAATGGTTTCTATGAGCTTACATTCGGTGATGGTAACACACTCGGAAAGACACCAGTTGCTGGTAATAAAGTTACGATAGAATATCTTCAAGTAAAAGGCGCTGAGGCTAATAACGCAACTTCTTTTACTGCAGTAAATAAAGTAACACCTATTGTTGGTGGAGATTCGTTTGATATTAATGTTCTTACAAATATTAAATCTATTGGTGGTGATACAGTTGAGTCACTAGCATCTATTCGTAAGAATGCACCATTTCAATATGCTGCACAGAATAGAATGGTTACAGCAGTTGATTACTCTACACTTGTTCTTAAAAACTTTGGAACACTTATTAAAGATATTCAAGCATTCGGTGGACAAGATGCACTTAAACCAGAATTTGGTGTGGTGTTCTTATCTATTGCCTTTAATGATGATGTATCTGCAGATGCAATAACTGCAACTAAAAATAGTATTTTAGACTTGACTAAACAACTATCGGTTGTTGGCTTTGGTGTAAAGTTTGAAGATCCGGTTAAGACATTTATTGAAACCGAAGTATTCTTCCAGTTCAACCCTAAGTTGACTGCACTTTCAATTAATAATATCCAAGACACAATACAAAATAAAGTGTCTTTATACTTTGCTTCTAATGTAGGCAAGTTTGGTCAATCATTCCGTAGATCAAATATGCTATCTCTTATTGATGAAGTTGATTCAGCTGTTCTGTCTTCACGTGCTAATATTAAACTACAGCAGAGAATGGTTCCTAACTTAGACATTCTTGAAGATACTACACTTAGATTTCCAGCAACTATTGCTGAACCGGATTCTAAAGAATATAGTGTTATTTCTTCATCATTCCAATACCAAGGTGAAGTATGTATTATAAGAAACAAACTAAATACAACTAAATTAGAAGTATTAGCATTATCTTCACAGACTATCTTAAATGACAACGTTGGTTCATACCAGGCATCAACTGCTACTGTTAGTATTGTAGGTCTTTTAGTAGAAGAAATTATTGGTGGTACTGATTATATCAAAATTACTGTAACGCCAGCTAATCAGTCTGCTATTAGCCCTATTAGAAATGACGTCTTAGAATATGATGCTGGTCCATCATTCTCTCAAGGTGTTATTGTTACATCAACATAAGAAGTAAACATGGCTCAAGATAAAACAAGAATTGATAATAACAGACGAAGTCTATCGCTACTGGATACACGTTCAGTAAAGAGTGTACTGCCTGCTTATTTTCTACAAGAATATCCAAAGATTGTTTCTTTTCTTGAGGCATACTATGACTATGATCAAGACAGTGCGTCTCCTACTCGCTACTTAGATGATCTATTCAGAACAAGAGATATTACTGAAGCTGATATAGAATTGCTTTCTTATATTGAAGACGAGTTACTACTTGGTCAACAATACTTTGAAGGCTTTGAAAATAAAAGAGCTGCAGCAAAATATTCTAATACACTCTATAGATCAAAGGGTTCCCTTTATAGTATTCAACAATTCTTCCGTACATTCTTTGGTGTCTCACCAGATGTTGTATATACAAAAGAGAATGTGTTTATTGTAGGTAATAGAGATGACATAGAAGCATCAAAGATTGGCCCTGAGTCACAAAAGTATCTTACAGATGATAAGTTATATCAAGAGTTTGCTGTTCTTATTAAAGCAGATCAGCCTATCTCAAGTTGGTTAGAAGAATATAAACTATTCGTCCACCCTGCAGGTATGTATGTTGGCGGAGAAGTTCAAATTGTTTCTGATAATACTGATAATAATAGTATTATGCCATTTGCGATACCAAACATCAACCCAGATCCAATCTTGATATCCGTAGCTGACTTTGATCCAGTACCAACACAGCTTGATATTACACAACTGTTTGCATTATCAGATGATTCAATGGTAAGAACAGACGTGAGATCAACAGTTGAAAGATATAATACATATACACTAGAACAGATTGATAGAACATACGATACTCTTGCAGAGTTTGCAAGTGTTACTTCTCCAACACACGATGAAGATAGTGCTGGAATTGACTACCGTGTACCAAGAATGGATATTGATCTTGAGACATTTGATAAAGTTAATTACGTTTGGTACGATTCAGACTCAGCATAACCATTATAAATAAAGATAACAGATTTAAACGAGAGTTAAAATGGCAAGACAAATAGTAAACACAGGCACTACTGCTAATGACGGAACTGGTGATACACTCCGTATTGCAGGTCAAAAATTAAATGATAATTTTGTCGATATTTACTTACTACTAGGTGGAGATTCCGATCAGCTTGCATCAGGAGTAAGTCTTACTGATCAAGGTGTTAAGTTTGAAGGCACTAATGTAGACCAGTGGGAAACAACACTAGTTGCAAGTAACCCAGCGAGTGATATTACTCTTGCTCTACCTGCAGTAGGTACACAAGTTATTTCTAATACAGCAACGCAGACAATGTCTAATAAGACTTTGACTTCTCCTATTCTAACAACTCCACAGTTTAATGATACGAGTGCAGATCATCAGTATATTATAGCTGTAAGTGAATTAGCGGCAGATAGAAATATCAATCTACCTCTCTTGACAGATAGTGATACATTTGTATTTAATGATCATACTCAAACTCTTACAAATAAAACTCTTACCTCACCAATACTAAATACCCCTAAAGTTGGTACATCTATCAATGATTTAAACGGAGCAGAGCTTATCGAAGTTACTGCAACATCATCTGCTGTTAACCAAATTCTTATTGGTAACTCAGCAAGTGGTACTGGCCCATCAATATCTTCAAAAGGATTTGATGCAGACATTGATCTTAGATTTGGTTCTAAAGGTTCTGGACAAATTGCTCATGAGAATGGTGTTAGATTTAAAGCTGAAAAGATCACTGCATCTGCACAAGCTATGAGTCTTACAGTACCAACTACACACTTTGCAGGAACATCTAATCTTACGGGTATTACACTAGCCAATGGTAACGCTGGAGATGCTGGTGCTGGTGAGATTAAATACTTTTTTAACTCTGGCGCAGGAACTGTTGTGATTACACCTACTAACTTACGTGGTGCATCATCAGTTACTGTTGCTCAAAATGAAGCTGGTTTCTTTATATGGTCCGGCTCTAACTGGCACTTGGCATCGAAAACAGTTGCTTCATAAGGAAAAACAATGGCGGCGATAATTACAGATAAACTTAAAAAGCAAGTTTTAGAAAGCATCATTACTGATATCGACAGTTCTGATAATAACTATTATATTGGTATTGGCAAATCAGAAGTCTGGAACGGAACAGATACTGCACCAACACCAGAGAATACTTTACGAGAAGTTAGAAACCTTGGTTTTTCTCTACAGTCAATGAAGACAGTAGCAGATAAAACTTTTGTTGTTCCAAGATATAATTGGTCCTCTGGTTCTATCTACTCAGGCTTTAATGATGATCAAGCTGGCCATCCTAATCAAGCATATTATGTATTTACTGATGAAAACCATGTATACATTTGTTTACAACCAGGACGTAATGCGGCGGGGGCTTCTGTTATATCCACTGTGAAACCCACAGGGACTGCAGCAGGTGCATTTAAAACGTCTGATGGTTATGTATGGAAATTCTTATACTCACTAGGTGCACTTACTGTTTCTAAATTCTTAGCAGCTAACTTTATGCCTGTGACTAAGATTTTATCAACTGATGGCAATTCAACAGCATCAGAAGTGGAACAATTTGGTATTCAGAATGCAGCAGTAGCAGGGCAACTTCTAGGATATACAGTAACAAATGGTGGTTCTGGTTATACATCTTCACCTGCTGTTACTATTGCAGGTGATGGTACTGGAGCTAAAGCTGTGGCAACTATTGCTGGTAACATTCTTACTAAAGTCGAAGTATTAGAATCAGACAATACAATGGTATTCGGTTCTGGTTATAGCTATGCTGATATTACTATCACTGGTGGTGGCGGCACAAGTGCAGCCGTAAGACCTATCTTTGGTCCAAAAGCTGGTATCGGAGCAGATCCAAGAGATGATTTAAGATCACGTGCACTAATGTTTAATGCCAAACCAGATGGAACTGAGAGTGGTGACTTTATTGTTGGTAACGACTTCCGTCAGATTGGTCTTATTAAGAATCCTAAGATGCATGCAGACTCAGACTTTACAGCAGAGACTGGTATTGCATTACCATATCTACTCTTTGATTTGTCTACTATTACTTCAGCCTTTACAGCAGACAATGTTATTGTAGGTGGAACATCCGGAGCTAAAGCATATGTTGATAGCTTTGACTCAGATAAGATTTATTATCACCAGACAGAAGACACTGGCTTTTTAGCATTCCAAGAAAATGAACCTGTTACTGAACAAGGTAGTGGTGCTGGAGCAGGTACTTTAATATCTGCAAGCTATGATGCAGATACAAGAGCATTTACATACTCTGACGTAAATCAATCATCGGGTGATGTTCTCTTTATAGATAATAGAGCAGCAGTAACAAGATCAGCTAATGCAGCAGAAGATATTAAAATCGTAATTCAAATATAATCGGTAGAAAAAATGAGCACAGACCTAACAAAAAACACATTTAGTTCAACCTATAAAGATGATTTTCTGGATAGTGATAACTATCACAGAATCCTTTTTAACTCAGGTCGTGCTCTACAAGCCCGTGAGCTTACACAAATGCAAACTATTACTCAGTCTGAGATTTCTCGGATGGGTAGACATATGTTTAGAGAGGGTGCTGCAGTTAATCCTGGTGGCACTACTATTAATACTGCATATGAATTTATTAAACTTGTTGGTAATCTACCAACTGGAAATATTATTGGCCTAAACTTATCATCAACTAGCAACAGTATTATTGTAGAAGTCCTTGAGGCTGTAGAAAGAGTATCAGCTTCAGAACCAGCTACAATTTATGTTAAGTATGTTAGTTCGACAGGCGGAACATCTGGTACTACTCCAGTGAGAGTTACTGCAGGTGACACACTCACCGGTGGTGGAGAAACACTTACTGTACAAACTACAAATACTGTTTCTAATCCAGCTACAGGTGTCGGTACTCGAGTATCCATTCATGCTGGTGACTTCTTTGCTGTAGATCGTTTTGTCTTTGCAAGAGAACAGTCAATGAT